TGTGCTAATTGGGCTAATCTAAAAGCATCTACAGCTTGAATAGTGGTAGTGGCTAAATCGGCCTCTGATTCATCTGGATAAGTTGTAACGTAGCTTGTAATGTATCCTGCAAATATAGGATATGTAGTACCACCATAGGTAGCAGTAATCTGCACCTTTTTCATAGGTGTTAATAAATTGTAATAAGGCCCTGATACGTTCTGTGGGTTAAAATCGCCATTCTGATCTATTATGCGTAAAGTCATTGAGCCAGTTTGGAATTGATCGCTAAGTGCAGTACGGCCTCTGTTAGTTTCAATACGATTTACTCGGTCTGATATATCCACAATTACAGCTGCTGAATCTGCAAACACGTTAGTGCCATATACAGCTGATCCAATTATGGCCGCTTGTGCAAAACTAGGCCCGGTGCTGAAGTTAATTACTGCATTTATTACAGGTAAGGTCATTAGAAGCCTTGGCCAGCAGGCACTGTACTGTAACCATTACGCGTGGCAACTTGAATACTTTCTGCAATAGCCTGGCTTAATCTATCGCCACCAGCTGCAGTATCAACAGTAATCTTAATTTCCGTAGGCGCACCACCACCATTTCTGCTGCCTGGTGTAAAGCCTAAAGCTAATCCTAAATCCATGCCAGCAGCGCTGCTAGTAAATGCAGGGTTATTTATAGAAGTATTTGCAAGGTTACCTATACGACCAGCCGCGCCACCTTGAATAGTACCGCCTGGGCCTATCTGAGATGGGTCAACTCCAAAAGATAATAGCAACGCTCTAGTAGCCTCGCTAAGTGCATAGAATTGTTTAGTTAATTCTTCTGTAGCAGTAGTGCCGTTCATCTCAGCCAATAACTTCTTAGCCAAAGCTTCGTTATTATCAAGGATTGCTAATTGGGCTTGGATACGTAATTTAGTTTCTGCATCAGTTGCATTATTTAAGGCAACAGTCAATCCAATACGTTCTAAATCAAACTTGTCCTTAAGTTGATCTATGGCTGTTTTTGATTTATTAGATGCAACTAAAATGTTATATTCTTCTTTTTTAGCAGCTGTCAATTTCTTTTGTAATACTAGATCTGCTCTAGGGTTTCCTGAACCATAAGTAAAATTAGATTTGGATTTAGGGTTCTTGCCTATATCGTAAGCAATTAACCCAGCTGTGCCTAATATGAGTTGCTTCTTGCCTAAAGTCAATAAAGCTGTAATGGCCAATAAAAACTTGCCAACATCGCTATCTATAATCTGTTTTACCTGGCCAATTAACTCGCCCATACCTTTAGCAGTGTTGGCAATAGCATTAGCAAACCCATTCATAGAATTAGCGGCTTGATCTATTGAATTATCTTTACCTAACGCGGTAAGGGCATCTATTAAACCTTTACCTATAATCTCTGTAGCATTAGCAGCTGCTACCTTTAGCAGATCCATCTTGCCTGCATAAGTATCTAATCTAGCTGCGGCCTGACCTGCAAACTTCTTATCAAGTGCGGCCATGATCTTATTCATATCGCCACTGGCTATTGTGGCTTTGTCTAATCCAGTGCCTAATCTAGCTAGTGCTGTAGTTGTACCTGATGCGCCCTTGGCTATTGCAGCCACTACGCTGGCTAAGTCCTTACCAGTACCAGCGCTGACGTTTAATGCTGTCTCTAAAGCTTGTTGGCTAAGGGTTACAGATCCAGTAGCGTTTAATAAAGTCTGGAAGGCTGGTCGTAATTGATCGTCTAATACGCCATAAAGCCCTTGCAGTTGCGCTATGTATGCTTCTACCTCATCTACCCTAAATGCGTTGCCGGTATTTTCTAATTGAACGGCTAAAGATTTGGCTGCCTTTTCATCAGCTGCAAATGCATTGATTGCCTTCTTGCTAAATGCAACTAGGGCAGTGGTAGCAAATACTCTGTTAAATGTTTTGCCTAATTGCTGGGCTTGTTTATCAAATGCAGATAACTCTTTTTTACCCTTTTTAAGTGCCTTACCATTGAAGGTGGCAATAGCGGAGACGACTACGTTGGCCATTATGCTGCCCTCTTAATCTCTGTTTTTTTATTAAAATCTACAGCTGTAGCGTTTATGGCCTTTAAGATTGCATCATAAACTTTAGGACTATCTGCTGCCCAGGCCTTGTAAATCAAACGGCCTTTAGTTTTGCGCCCACCAGTTCGTATGCCTTTAATTTTTGGCTGAGAAGTAAGTGATGGCATAGATGTTACAAATTGATAACCTGCGAATGGATTGTTAGATGCGTACTCTCTAGTAGAGCGATTATATGTATATTCTCTAGCTCTAGCCTTACCCTCAAATCCTTGTACTGGGCCAAAGGTAGTGTTAGGTCGGCTTGGGTCTATTTGTTGGAATGGCGCTCTACCTTGCGGATTTTTGCGGCCAGCAGTTTCATAAATGCGACCAGCTGCCGTTACGTTGTAAACATAATTACTTACCTTAAAACCATTTTTAAATGTTTTGTTATCGCCTGAGTTATAACCAATACCGGCTTTAACTGTGCCAGCATCATATTTAGGGAATGGCTTGTAATTTATATTTGGATTGCTTTCCTTAGACCAGCCTGATAAAACCTCGCCATTACCAGGCACGTAACTCTTAGCTTTAGATGCTACGTCACGCATTAAAGGATCAATAGCAGTCCTGATGCGCTGACGCATATCTTCATCAATAAACTCTAAACCTGCTAAGACATCTTTAACGCCTACGACCTCTACTGGCATTTTTGATCTCCTTAGCTCTGTCTGTCAGGACTTGTATGATGGCTGCATACATATCCGTATCCATATCAATAAACTCTTGCGGCGCAATTCCTGTTTCTACCGACAAACTGGCTATCGTGTAAGTCATTGAATTACGCGGTATTATTTTTTTTCTTCGTCTAATACCTCTACAGTTTCGAGAGTGTCAATAAACTCTGTGCCCCATATAGGCATTTGTGCGCCAGCCCTACGCAAACATTCATAAGCCAACCAGAAGATTTCTGTCTGACGTTCATGCTCACGTAGGACTTTGCTAATTCCTGATCCGTACTTTAACTCGAAAGCGTACTCGACACCTGGTGTGATCTTGTGTTCTGTTATCTCACCATTAGCCCTTGTTATCTTTAGCTTTGCCATTGTTACTCCTTAATTAAAATGCTACCGATGTTGACACTGTTAATGCGGAGTTCAGTGTAAAGGACAAACTGGATGTTGCTACCTCAGCCACGCCACCTGTACCGATTGGGGTCAAGTTATTTACCAGTACTGAAAATTGATAAGTTGGGTTGGTTGCTGATACGGCAGTACCTTTAACAGTGATTACTGATACTGCTAAAGTTTGACCGAAGGCTGCATTAAGTGTTGTCATAACTTGGCTTGCTGCCCAGTCATTGATAAAGTCGATTGAGAATGTGCCTGATTGTAGGCCTGCAACAAACTTATGTGCAGAATCACCCATAGCGGTTACTTCTAACTCGTCTACGATTTGATTAAGCACAGCGTTAGTTACGTATGCGCTGATGTCGATTGAAGGTACAGTAGGCGCAGCGGCAGTAGCCAATTTAACGCCTACATTGTTATTTAGATATATGGCCATTGTTATTCCTCGTCTTTTTTAGTTGGTTTTGGTGCATCTTTAATTTGACCTACCTTTATAAGAAAGGCTGTTAAGTCTTCTGATGTGCTCATTTTAACTCCAGCTCGTTAGGATTGATACTGTTATTTCTGATGTTAATAAATCTCCACTTGCCACACTTGTGATAGCTGGAGCAGAGACACTTGATATGTTTAGCACCAAAGATGATGCATTTAGTTTAGTTACTACAGCGACAATAAAGTCTTCTATGCCGGCAAGATTGCCCTGATTATCTAGGGCTGGCACACAGATCATAATCCGAAAGTTTGCTAATGGTGCAATATTTATTTGATCGTTATTAGAAGGCGTAAGGTATGCATCGCCTGGAGTAATAACAATACTGTTAGGAATTAAAGTGGCTGGTGGGTAACTGAAAATATTCCAAATTCCAGTGTTTGTAAGGTCGTTAGCCAGTGTAGATCTAAGTGTAGTAATTGCTGCTGGCATTAGCCGACCATTGTGTTAGGACTAGAGTAAGGTGCGATGAGACCTCGTACTCTGTTTATAAGCTGGTAGCCCATGGCATAACGGTTAGGGCTCATGCCATCCATACCGTTGCCCCCGTTCTGAGACACTTGACGTGCTTGAAAAATGTCCACGGCAATTATCA